CCTTCGGGATAAACTCTACCGGCCTCGCGGTGGACATAAAGATCCGCATCAGGCTTGGCTTCACGGAGCGTACGGTATCCCGTACTTTTGTTGACACAACCTTGCTGCGCCCGTCTTCGTGGCCAATATCAACCTCGCCATCGTAATAGCGCTGCGCCTTTATGCGGTCTTCGCTGATCTCGCTTTCTACAAAATCAACGGCATCGCTGATCGCATTCTGAACAATGCTTTCTATCTCGCGGCGATCTTTTGGTTGTGGTTGCATGTTATTGTTCCTCATCTTCTGCCGCAAAGCCGCCAGCTCGTAGTCTTGGCTGCTCGATTATCTCAAGAACCGCGTCACGGTAATCCTTCATAGTCAACTCCTGCCACTTCTTAGCAACGCCGCCTGACGCAGTTAGATCCTTTAGCCGCTCGGCGGCTCTAAGAACCTGAGCGTCTGTAAAGCTTTTGGCGGCAAACCCAGCAACGGACAACCCAATTAAGGCTGGGTTCGCAGCAACAGCGCCGACGTTAAGCATAGCCGAAAGGCCACCGCTTGTCGGAGACATTTTGCTTAATATCCTGCCTACTTTTGTGCCGTAATCTCTTTGAACGAATTGGCGCATAGCCTTGACTTCATCTTTGCTAAAAAACCCAATCTTCCTTGGATTGTTTAATATTTTATCTACTGCTTGCTTGTTTCTGTTTACGATATTACCGCCAGACCCAGACTTTGCGGCGGCTCGTTGGGCTTTATCAAATTCATTTTCTAAGGTTTTAAGCTTTGAAAACTTTGAGTTTGCGTCTCTTGCCGCTGCAAGGAGATTGTTATCCCCCGCCTTGGCGATAATGAACTCATCAACCTTTGACATCATTTCAAAAATAGCTGGCTCATCTTTTGCCTTGTTGCCCATCTTCCCAAGCTCTCTGCGAACTTTGTCAACATTGTCCAAGGTAAGAGTTTCGCCCCTAAGGTCTTCCATAAAGTCGAGAGCCTCTTTAGTGGCTCTGTCCGTTTTATCATAATACCCCTTTGCATCAGCGGCGCGTCTAGTTAGTTCAATCAAATCATCAGCGTCATCTGGGCCAAATGTTATTCCAGCAGCTTTCACATTGTCATAGAGTCTATTTTTTTCTTGCTCTAATGTTTTTACGGTTGGCCTAGTGAGGTTTTCTTTTCTAAGAAACTGCAATGTCTTGTTTGGGGAAACCATCATCGCAGCCTTTGCGGCGGCAGATGGGGAAAGCAGCGCGCCGAAAACCCTTGCAGGGGCTTCTAATGCAGTACCCTCTGCGGCCTGACCAGCAGCCTCACTACCAGCCCCTGCTACAGTCGCAGTGACTGCTCTTCTCGCAAGCCCAGCAGGGCCGCCTATCGCAGATGGTAAAAACTCGCCTATTGTTCCTGCAAACTTAGCGCCTCTAGTCTGGCCGCGATACGCAAGCTCATCTTCAAGGCCAAGCGCCTCTACGCCTGATCGCAAGGCTCTTCCCGTTGCCGTGTCAAGAACAGGCATTTCCTCTTCAACTTCTCCACCAAGCAACTGCTTCGCTTCTTGGTAGGTTCTTACGCCAAGACGCCCAGCCATCTCAGGCAACTCAAGAAGCCCAATTGCGCCACGGCCCAATCCAGCGGCAGCAGCCCTGCCGACATCTTCGGCTTTTTCACCAAATGTGTCTATCTGGTCTTGAGGGGCCGAACCCATAACATGCTGCTTGACCACGCGGTCAACAACCGCCTGATCCGTCCCATCTGGAAAGCTAAGAATTGTTCCATCTGCAAGCTGCGCTTCAATCATCAGTTTATCCTGTTGCCTTCTGCGTCATATCGAATAACCTTCGCTCCACTTGCCGCTGGCTGCTGCTGTGCGGCTGGTGCGTATGTAAATCCTGCAAGTCTTCTTGCTTCTTCGGGATATGCAGAAAACTTTTTCATCGTCTCGTTGTACTGCCTTTCCAGAATATCTAACTGCTCTGCGAATTGAGCTTGAGACTGGGCTTGGTCTAAATTGTTCAGTGTAGACTGAAGGAACCCAATTTCTGTGTTTGATACCTGACCCAAAGCGCCGCCTGTCGGACTTGCGTCACGCATTGCTTGAAGCTTATCAAAGCCAATGTTGGACTTAATTGTCTCAGTTAGAGCTTTAACGTCATAAGCCTCAGTTCCAGCTATTTTTGACAACTGGAATCCAGCGAAACCGGCTATTGGCAGCGTAGAGGTTTTTAGCTTTTCTTGAATAGCATCAATATTGCCTGTTATAATTCCGGCTGTTTTCAACTGCCCAGCTTCTGCCGCCTGCGCCGCCTCAGCCGCCTGCATAGCTTCACGCTCTTGCTTACTTCCCCTCATAGGCACAAGCTTATAACCAGTAACCTCGCCGCTCGCGCCGCGCTCAAACTCATAATTCATTCCTGTTGGCGGCTTTGGAAGGTTAGCCAGCAGTGCAGTTTCTTGACTATAGATGTCACCGCCGCTCGTAATGTATCTTTTAAACTCAGGCGTTCCTTCCTTTAGTCCTGCTGCAATCGCGTTTCTAATTAGCGCAGTGTCCTTCGTTCCCCTCAACCCAGCTTGGAACCTTGCCAATTCCTTCTGCCGCTCAAACGCACGACGCTCGCCAGCTTCTGCAAATAGCTGCGCTGCTGCTTGCTTGGGGTCTAGCGTTCCTGCCTTTACCATGTCGGCAAGATCAGTCCGGCCTGCTTGCTCAAGCATGTTTACCGTGCGATTGCCTTTGATCTTATCTGCCCGCCTTGCTTGCGATGCTTGCAGGACTTGCGGCAAGTTTTGGTCAGGGTTGATCGACATGCTGTTTAACCATCCAGCAAACGCGCCAGCCATATCCTTACGGCGCGCAGACTTTTCCTGTCCTACAAAGTCTTCTTCAGTAAAGGTGCGGTTGGGGTTAATCATGTCGCTCATTCCTTACATCGCCGCGTACATAAATGGCAGCTTCAGATAGTCAAATAGACCGGCCTGTTTTGATTGTGTGGTTGTTTGAGGCGTTGGCGCAGACCCAAGCGCCGCCAATGGCGCTGCAAGCGCTGCCTGCGGTGCGCCGGTATAGCCTGCATATTGGCCCTTCGCCGCGTCGATCAGAGACTGCTGCAACATCTGCTGCATGAGGCCCTGCTGCATCTGCTGCTGCTGGATCGCTTGGCCGGTGCCAAATGCCTGCTGGCCCAATGCGCCAAGCTGCGATGCTGCGCCAAGGCGCGCCTGCCTGTCAGCCATCGCCTGCTGCATCGCTGTGCCATATCCAGTCTGACGCTGCTGAGCGGCAATATCGCCCGCCATGCGCCCAAACTCTCCGGCGGCAACACCCTCTGCAACGCCTTGGCGGGATCCGCCAAATGCACGCGCTCTTGTTGCTTGAGCGCCAAGCTGGTTCATCGCCATCTCTTGCTGCCGAGCAATGTCCTGCTGCGTGCGATCAATTACGTTCTGCGTGTACGGGTTCATATACGCGCCAACTTGCAGCGGGCCTGTCATTGCCGCCTGCGTGCCGCCAAGCGCGCCTTGCAATGCGCCAGCAGATGCTTGGTTTACGTTAAACCCAGCAGTCGGCGCTAGCGGGGCCATCGGGGCCATGCCAGATGCAGGCGCTGCGCCCATTGTTGGAGCGACTACCTGACCGCCACCTTTTGAACCTTGTCCAGCCATTTCTGTCTCCTTTATCCGTTCTGCCTATCCCAATCCTGCTGCAATGAGCGGATATAGTCAGTTGCATCTTTTTTATCTACGCTGACGCCTACGTTGGCCTTAATCCAGTCTTTTGCCTTACCACCCGTTAGCTTTGGCGGTCTTGGAGCAACAGCTAAATTTTGCGCAGTCTTAACAGCCTTCTTGGCGTCTGCTTTGCCTTCCTTGTCAAACTGAGCGACAAACGCCTCTGGGTCGGCCACTTTTAGCTTTTCCTGCTCAGTTAAAGCCGCTTCCCTTTGCGCTTCGACTGCGGCGCTTTCTTCTTGCGACTTGTCGATGGCTCTAAGCCTTTCTGCTTCGAGCCTGTCAGCTTCACGCTCAGCAAATGTGCGCGGGTCGCCAATCATTGAAGCTATGCCGCTTTCTGCTGCGCCAAGGGCAGGCTCCAAAAGACCTCCAACGCCCTTTAATACGGCACCAGTAACTCCACCGCTGGCGATAAATTCTCCGATATCAGATAGCAGACCACCGCCACTAACCTCGTCACCTGTGGGTCTTGATGGCGGGCGAACTGCACCCGTTGGCATGGCCCCTTCTAAGGCAACATATGATCCAGTCGAAGGGCTGTATGCCATCTGTGGCGGGGCAGCAGCCTGCATTTCGCCAAGGGTCGGGGTTTCAATGGGGTTATTAACCCCTCCGACACTGTAGCTTTCATCAAGTGGAAGCATGCCAATCAACGCCTCTTGAATGTCATTCATCTGCTGAGTAAACGCGCTTGCGGTGGATGTGTCGGTAATGCTCGCGGCTGGGTCTGTAATCAGAGTAGACGCTTGCGTGTCTGGGTCTCTAAGGTAAGGAACTTGTGGCGGCAAGGACGGTATCTCTGGCTGCCCCGCTAGAGAGAACCCAGCGGCGGCTGCAAGCTTGGGGTCGGCTGTGCCGACATCGTATCCGACGGAAGTGGTAGACCCAAACTGGTTTGTCGCCACGTTATTTTCTACGGGCGTGCCGATTGCTGTTAAGCCGTCGGTGCCACTTGGCGCATATGTTGTGTAATCTGTTCCGCTTAATGATGAGCCAAGCGGAAAGTCTGATGCGCTGTAAATTGGCGTGTCTGTGTAGAATGAAGGATCAATTCCAGCCTCTGCCTCCATAGCCTCTAATGCGGCCTCGTTGGGGTCAAGAACCCCTACTAACTGGCCGCTTTCTGCCACGAATGCGTCATCATAATCAATGTCTGGGTTGTAAAATTGAGACTCCTGACCATCTCCGTCCAACGGGCCAACCAAAACCTCTGTTGATGGCGTAAAGTCATATCCACCAGAGGGCGCAACAGGTGCCACAATCGGAGCAACGCCACCACCACCGCTATCAACAGGTGCAACAGGTGCAACAGGTGCAACGGGTGATGTATAGTCATATTCAGTCGGGACACGCGATCCCACTTGGCCCGTTACGGGATCAATGAAAAAGCTCTCAATGAATTTCGCTTGCGCCGGACGCTGCGCGGCAAGCTTGTCAACTGCTTGCTGGTACAGCGGGGCTGAGCTGTATCCACGCACACCACCAGTAAACTCTGTCGCCGCTGGCATGCCGCCCATAATGTCCGTCTGAGACATCTGCGGCCCCACACCAAACGCAGACGCAACGTCAGCAGTCTGCTGAAATCCTGCTTCTTGAAATGGCGTAAACGCGGCAACATCAGGCCCGTAATATGGCACATACCCAATCTGGCTAATGTCTTCAGCCTTGCCCAAATTGCGGCGGGCTGCTTCCTCAATATATTCTGGAATTTCAACGCTTGACGTTGTTGATCCACCTTTGCCGCCTGACATTATTCAAACTCCTTCACATATGAGGCGTGCAGTGGCTCCCAGCCATGCGCCTTCAGTGGTTTCTTCCAGCCAAACCGGCCCGTCATAGTCAATGCAGAGCATCCTTGCGATTTCGCCCATGCTACCACATCTTCATGCATTTCTAAAATCTGATCCAACTCGCCGCCGCCAAGAAACACGTTTAAAACTTTCTTTCTCGGATATACCACTATTTCGGTTACTATGCACCCCCTCGGCGTAGGCCAGAGCTGCATGCTACCTTTGTATATACCCTCTGCCACATCAATGAAGTCATGCGTGCCGCCGGAATATTCCAGAGCAGCCTCAATCCAGTCACGGCATCTCTCAAGCTCTTTATCCATGAAGCCTCGTGATCGCTAAAGTTGACGCTGGGATCGCTGGCACAGGCGAAGACGCTGCGGTGTAATTTAGGAAGCCGCTTGTGTTGTCGATCATGTAATTCACTTCCAAGTAATCACCGGCTGCAAGCGTGAATATCTGCGTGCGCGACGTGACCAGCGTAGCGTTGTTTTGGTGCAGCGCCGTTGTCATTGCGCTGTCTGCCACGTTGGTTCCGTTCACGCTTGGCCAGAAGTAGAAGTGAACCGTGCTGGCAGACGTTGACGATATTTGCGCCGAAAACGATATGACGTATTGGCCAGCTTCTTCAAAAACAATCCTTGAAGCTGGCGTGCCTTGTGTTATTCCGTCATTGCCGGTGGGAGCATCGTAAGTCAGCTTATACGCCGTGTTTGCTGCTACCGGCACGACGTCAGCCGTTTTCATAAAATCAGCGTGGCCATCCTCAAGCACAACCTGACGCCACTCGCCGTTTTTGGAAACAACGGGATATCCGTTGACGTTATCCCACAGCAAAACGCCATTCTCGGAAGCCGACGAATACGTTTCCTTGAACCCCAGCTGATCCAAAGCACGGCCCAAGTAGCGCCGCATATTCTCGGCCCACTGGTTTATGTTTTCCGTAATGGGTGGAAGTATTCGGCTCATCTGCGCCCGCCAGCCACCGCGTCAAGACGCATGATGCCGACGCGCCAATCAGAAGACGTATTGCCTGTGACCCGCATTCTTATTTGACGTCCAGTAAATCGCAGGCTTGTTGGGTTGGCCATGCTATACGGCCCGTAGTCTCGCTCCGTATCCGTTGGGTAAAAACGCGTCTTAAATGTGGCATTCACGTCACCCAGCGTGTTTTCGTCTGGGATCATGCCGCGCACCGCCATTACGTTTTCACCAACGCCCAGCGCAATCGGGCCTGTCTCGGCAAACGGCGCTTGACCGCCATAATCAAAACCAACCTCTTGCTCGTACAAAATGCCATCAGCGGCAATCCAGAAGGGCTGACGAAACACGCCTCGATCCACACCAGCTGTGCGGTCAATTGTGCCGGTTGTCCAAATGTTTTCAGCGTAATCAAATGCAACGTAGCTGTCGCATTCTGTTGCGCTTGCGCTTGGATAAAACCACCAGATTTCGTTAAACCGGCTGTTTACAACGGCGTGAACCTTTGATCGCTGGTCATTGTTCATGTCGCTGAAAACATAGTCAGCAACCTCGCACGGCAAGTCTCGCACAGATCCACCAGCGTAAATGAAGAACGAGCGCTGGCCCATCCACACCACGCCCTCGTCAATCGACGCAGCTGCGTTGGACGCAATCAAGCCGCACGACGTACCAACCCGCTCAAAGCCATACACAAACGGCGGACCACTATATGTGGCCGTGTGCGCGTCTTGATCTGTAAGGATCAATGACTGCCCGCGTGTGCGTAATCCTTTGAGGATTGTGCCGTTGGTTTGTATCTCAATGTCACCAGCTTCGTTTGTCGCCGCTGGTGTCCAAGTATTGTTATCCTCGCGGTCAGACCATGCAACCTTGCGGGGGTTGCCGCCTGCGCCAAACGCAAACACAAAACGCTCTTCTGTGACCATCATGCTAGAGCAGTTTGTGGGGGCGTTTGACAGCACAGCGGCGGGCGTTGCAGCGTTAAGCTGCCACTGGTAAATCTTGCCGTCATCGGCTGTGTTAGCCAGCAAGTATTCGCCCCAGTTTTCCAAGCTCCATGTGGTAGCTGGCAAAATAGAGCCGGTGTCTTCTGCGGGCAGGCCGTAAAGGCTGGTGCCGTAAACATTGCCACCATAGCCAGTGAAGGACGTGGAATCTTGCCTGCCTGCGGTGAAGCCGACGGGCGTGATCTCGCTTACAGTGTTGCTAGACGTCATGGCGTACAACTTATTGTACGTTCCAAACGCCACGCGGCGATCTCCGTTGTTGCCTTCCCACGCAATCATCGTGCGGGTCACGCCGTCTAGGTCAACGCTCCCGCGCTGACGCCAGCCGCCAACGGGGCGCAGCGCGCCTTCGTGCCAGCGGATCAAGTTTGCATCGCGCCAGCGGCCCTGAGACTGATATTCAGTGCCGTTTCTGTATTGGCCCGCTGGAATGTTAAGAGGGATTAACGGCATGTAACGTATCCTATGCGTTCAAAGCGTCAAGATCATCCCAAACACGTTGAGCATGTGCAGCCGCGTCGAAGGCAACCGTTGCATCAGGATCATCTGGGTCTGGATCTGTCCAGCTATTTGCTGTAACGTCTAGCGTTACGCTCATCATCTGAGAGTGCGACTTGTAAAAGTTACTAGACGCCTGTGCGATTGCAGGAGCCTTGTCCGCAATGTTTGCCAACATAGAATTATACTCAGGCTTCGCAGATGGAAGCTGAATGTTAAGGTCTACCGTGGCTAATGCCGTTTCTTTCACTGTATCTCTAGGCATGTAAAAATCCTTTATTAAAAGAAGGATTAAATTCCAGTTCAGAGTATAAAGTTTCCGTTAAACCTTTACACTTTGTAAGAACCCAATCTGGAAGCACAACGGGATTTAATTGTCTCTGCACCTTACGCCTGATTTTGTGCATGCCGTGCATATTATTAGAAGCGTCATCTTCAAAAACAACTTGATCTACTTGCTGCGTGTTGTGAACAAACGGATCTTCTTGAATATGACTATAAATCTTATTTAAAACTGCTTGTGTATTTTTTACCAAGTCATCGTAAGAAACGAATAAGAAACTTGGATCTTTCGCTTTTGCAGCTTCAAGAGTAGCGGCAAACGAAGCCATCAACAAATGATTGCCATGCGTAAGGAGTTTTTCATACGGCGTTTCTCCATTGTTCTTGAAATATATGCGAGCGTATGAGGCAACAACTTCCTCCATAGGTCTAACCATAACAATAGATCGTATGTTTTGATCTATGTAAGTTCGCGCCATATTTATATTAAACTGATTTACCCAAGGGCGGCATTTATCAAGCACAACTTTATTTTCTGCATTTGGGTAATATATTTGCGGGATGCTTTCCATAAGGTTTTTTCTGAACGAAATATGCTTGCCCGCCCCCATCAACTGCTCGTTTGCATGTTCTTCACAAGATATTTTGGCATCCCACATCACCTGACAAAGCGCAGAATTGCTTTCAACATGCATGTTAGAGTTTTGAGCCAGTATATTGGATAACAATGTTGATCCTGTTCGCGGCAACCCTGCCAACAAAACTATTTTCTTAAAACAACCCATTAGAATGTAATACTTCCCGACGATGTGAAGGTATATACATAATCTGATCCAACTGTTGTTTCTGTGCCACCTGTTCTTGCGGATGCTTGAGCCGATGATCTTAATATAATAATTCCAGAACCGCCCGCGCCGCCGGTGTAACCCGATCCACCCCGCATACCGCCGCCACCGCCGCCAGTGTTTGCAGTGCCAGAACCACCATTGGTGGCAAATGAAATTACTCCATCACCGCCGCCGCCTAGTCCGCCACCGTTGCCTGAGATAGTTCCCGAACCCCCACCTCCACCGGCATAATATGTCGCGGTTCCGTTAATAGAAGACTGCAAGCCATCACCGCCATCACCGCCGGGAGCTGCTGTGGAATCACCTCCCACCTGACCCGCGCCACCGCCGCCCGCAGCGTGACCGCCAAGGCTTTCACCCCCGTCATTACCCTGACCAGAAATTCCAGTTCCGGCGGTTAAACTAGAGCCAAAAGCCGTTCCACCGCCGCTACCACCATTTCTACCATTACGAAGGCTCCCCGATGGGATTACTCCGCCGCCACCGCCGCCACCGCCTGTTGACGTAACAGAAGCCCCACCTGATAGTGATGAGTTTGTTCCATCGCCGCCTTGGTTGGGTGAGGAATTATAATGCTGGCCCCCAGAACCGCCACCGCCAACGGTAACAGTAATTGCTGAACCTGTTGGCGCAAATGTTCCAGTAAGCATGCCGCCAGCACCGCCACCACCGCCATAATACCCGCCACCGCCGCCAGCACCGCCAGCAACAACAAGATAATCAACAGGAATATTGCCCTGCGTAGGCCATCTATTTTCCGAGCGATATGCGTTCACTTCTGCTATAGACCAAACCCCACTGGCAACAGAAGATTGATAAGGCTCTGTAGGTTCTGTGGGGTTGTCCGTAATTATATTGCCGACATATCTCTTGCTAGTCATCTATCAGATCCCACGAAAGTGTTTCCTCGTTCCAACTGTATTTCTGACCATCACTCGGGTATTCCGTTGGAGCATCCCATAAACAAGTTGTTTCGTTTAAAACCCAAGAAGCGAAAGGTTTAGGCGGGATAAACGCATTCCGCGTTGCATCATATGTAAAATCAATGCCAGCATAATTCTTACGAAAGTTTTGATTGTAACTTGTTTGCTTCCAAGTGCCGCCAAACAAAGACTGACAAAAAGCGAGGCCCAAAGCCTCTTGCTCTACTCCATCATCATCGAGCAAATCATTATTATCCACAACGATAACACGAAGAACGATATTGTTTTCATCTATTTCTGCAAAATGTGCCATTAGAACGTGATGCTCCCTGATGCGTTGTAAGTATAAATATAATAGCTCCCACTTGTTGTTTCTGTGGGTGATCCTGTGGTGGCTGAGGCTTGTGCCAATGATTTTAAAATCACCACGCCTGATCCACCGTTGCCGCCTTGTGCATCATCTCCACCGCCGCCACCGCCGCCGCCAGTGTTTGCCGTTGCATTCCCCCCGGCCCCGGTGGTTGAACCGCCTGTACCACCGCCACCAGTTCCACCAGTTCCACTATTGCTGCCGCCTGCTCCACCGCCGCCGCGGGTGACGGAACTGCCTGTGATTGTACTTGCTAAACCATTCCCGCCGTTAGGTGTACTGCCAGCTGCACCAGCGCCACCACCGCCGCCGCCGCGTGTGTTTACAATACCATCACCACCATTATTACCCTGCCCTGATGTTCCAGTTCCCGCAGTTGTTACGCCATTAATACCTTGACCACCGCCGCCTGAGCCACCATTGCCCGCGGCATTGTTACCACCGCCAACGCCGCCACCAGTTGCAGTGACATAAGAAACGATTGCGCTATCACTTCCATTTGTGCCACTTCCTGAGGTTGCTTTTGCTCCTGCCGCACCCACGGTGATGGTAATAGCTTCATTAATCGCGATTCTGGTGGTTGTCGTTAGATAGCCACCCGCGCCACCGCCGCCACCTCTACGGCGGCCACCGCCACCACCACCGGCAATAACTAAATATTCCACTTCTACTGATGGGAACGGCCAAGCCCCAGAATTTTGATATTGCGTTGAAAGCGACCAAACACCTTGATAAACAGGTGGGTCTGCCAGCAAAGGGTTGAAACCTATGAATTTTCCTCTGCCCTTGGCCATCATAAGATCCTATTAGCTGATTTCTTCGTAAGAAACGATCAATTCAAGATCGTTCGCGGTGCCAGCCGTTGCAGTGATTGAGCGATCTTCTTCAAGATAAATGGCAGTGCTTTTATCCAAGACAACCAGCGAGGCATCGGCTGGAACAGATATCGTGCTGGCCAGCGAATAAGCAGTGCCACCGCCAGAAGCCGCACTATGTACGTCAACCGTAACAACACAAGCATCTGTGCCATCGACGTTTGCAACCTGAATCATGTTAATCTTGAAAACCTTGCCGCTGGATGCGGCATTCGTGACCAGTGTGGTTTGAGCGGTTGATGATAAAGCCACCATTGCTGACTTAGCAGTGATCGTGGCTACATTTACTACGTTTGGTGCGGCCATGAGGCTTCTCCTTTAACCAAAAACAATCGCCATTGCGATTGCCTTGCCAGTTGTTGCAGCGGCGTCAAGCTGCGTTTGAATGTTAGATGTGACGCCATCCAAGTAATTTATTTCAGCAGTTGTCGCTGTAACACCGTCTAGCAGATTTAACTCAGCCGCTGTAGACGTTACACCATCAAGGATGTTTAATTCTGCTGTCGTGACAGTTGCGCCGTCAAGGATTTCAAACTCAGTGTTTGTAACGCCGCCAAGCAACGTGTCAAGCGCATCCCAGTTACCGTTTAGAAAGCCACCCCAAGCGTCTTCGTCGCCGCCTACGGTTGGCTTATTCCAAGAATAATTCGTCGTTGTCGTAGGCATTATGCGGCCCTCTCTAAATAGTCTGCTTCTGTCCAAGTCGTTGATGGATCAGATGCTTCTGTCCATATGGTTGTCGGGTCGGGTGCGTCTTCCCACTTATACCTAGCATTCACGACAGGCGTAAACGCAATATTGTCGGAAACCGCAAAAGTCCTTATTCTGATATACCCTATATCGGACGAAATTGAAATAGCGGCGGTAGTTGAGGCCACCACATCGTAAACGCCGTTTGCGGTTGCAGCAAATGCAATCGCAGTGGAAGCAGAAACATTACGCGTTACACCGCCGGAAACGCTCGCAGCAAAAGCAATATTCGCAGAGGCGCTGCCTTCTTCAATGCTAATGTTTTTGCCGTAAATATACGATCCGTAGGTGTTAAGCCCGTAGCCAGCTCTAAAGCCGTGAATAACCTCGT